CGGATGCGCAGGATGACGCCGGACAGCACCACAGACCAGCTGCAGAACAAAACGCTCTGGTCGTCATACACCGAAATTATCGATGTGAAACAGTGCTACCCGAACACGGCACTGGTCGGCGTGCAGGTGGATTCGGAGCAGTTCGGCAGCCAGCAGGTGAGCCGTAATTATCATCTTCGCGGGCGTATTCTGCAGGTGCCGTCGAATTATAACCCGCAGACGCGGCAATACAGCGGTATCTGGGACGGAACGTTTAAACCGGCATACAGCAACAACCCGGCCTGGTGTCTGTGGGATATGCTGACCCATCCGCGCTACGGCATGGGAAAACGTCTTGGTGCGGCGGATGTCGATAAATGGGCGCTGTATGTCATCGGCCAGTACTGCGACCAGTCAGTGCCGGACGGCTTTGGCGGCACGGAGCCGCGCATCACCTGTAATGCGTACCTGACCACACAGCGTAAGGCGTGGGATGTGCTCAGTGATTTCTGCTCGGCGATGCGCTGTATGCCGGTATGGAACGGGCAGACGCTGACGTTCGTGCAGGACCGACCCTCGGATAAGGTGTGGACCTATAACCGCAGTAATGTGGTGATGCCGGATGATGGCGCGCCGTTCCGCTACAGCTTCAGCGCCCTGAAGGACCGCCATAATGCCGTTGAGGTGAACTGGATTGACCCGAATAACGGCTGGGAGACGGCGACAGAGCTTGTGGAGGACACGCAGGCCATTGCCCGTTACGGTCGTAACGTCACGAAGATGGATGCCTTTGGCTGTACCAGCCGGGGGCAGGCACATCGCGCCGGGCTGTGGCTGATTAAAACAGAACTGCTGGAAACGCAGACCGTGGACTTCAGCGTGGGTGCCGAAGGGCTTCGCCATGTACCGGGCGATGTCATTGAAATCTGCGATGATGACTATGCCGGTATCAGCACCGGCGGGCGCGTGCTGGCGGTAAACAGCCAGACCCGGACGCTGACGCTCGACCGTGAAATCACGCTGCCATCCTCCGGTACCACGCTGATAAGCCTGGTTGACGGAAGTGGCAATCCGGTCAGCGTGGAGGTTCAGTCCGTCACCGACGGCGTGAAGGTGAAAGTGAGCCGGGTTCCTGACGGCGTTGCTGAATACAGCGTGTGGGGGCTGAAGCTGCCGACGCTGCGCCAGCGCCTGTTCCGCTGCGTGAGTATCCGTGAGAACGACGACGGCACGTATGCCATCACCGCCGTGCAGCATATACCGGAAAAAGAAGCCATCGTGGATAACGGGGCGCACTTTGACGGCGACCAGAGCGGCACGGTGAATGGTGTCACGCCGCCAGCGGTGCAGCACCTGACTGCCGAAGTCACCGCAGACAGCGGGGAATATCAGGTGCTGGCGCGCTGGGATACGCCGAAGGTGGTGAAGGGCGTGAGCTTCCTGCTTCGTCTGACCGTGACAGCGGAAGACGGCAGTGAGCGGCTGGTCAGCACAGCCCGGACGACGGAAACCACATACCGCTTCACGCAACTGGCGCTGGGAAACTACAGGCTGACAGTCCGGGCGGCAAATGCCTGGGAGCAGCAGGGCGATCCGGCATCGGTATCGTTCCGGATTGCCGCACCGGCAGCACCGTCGCGGATTGAGCTGACGCCGGGTTATTTTCAGATCACCGCCACGCCGCATCTTGCGGTTTATGATCCGACGGTACAGTTTGAGTTCTGGTTTTCGGAAAAGCGGATTACCGATATCAGGCAGGTTGAAACCAGCGCGCGTTATCTTGGTACGGCGCAGTGCTGGATAGCTGCCAGTATCAATATCAGGCCGGGCCATGATTATTATTTTTATGTTCGCAGTGTGAACACCGTCGGCAAATCGGTATTTGTGGAAGCTGTTGGCCAGCCGAGTAATGATGCGTCCGGCTATCTGGATTTTTTCAAAGGAGAGATAGGGAAAACACATCTGGCCCAGGAGCTGTGGACACAAATTGATAACGGTCAGCTTGCCCCGGATCTGGCTGAAATCAGGACATCCATTACGAATGTCAGCAATGAAATCACCGAGACCGTTAACAAGACACTGAAAGACCAGAGCGCAGCAATCCAGCAGATACAGAAGGTTCAGGTTGACACCAGTAATAACCTGAACAGTATGTGGGCTGTGAAGCTGCAACAGATGAAGGATGGACGCCTTTATATTGCGGGTATCGGTGCCGGTATTGAGAATACCCAGGACGGCATGCAGAGTCAGGTGCTTCTGGCTGCAGACCGGGTGGCATTTATTAACCCGGCGAATGGTAACACCACTCCTGCACTGGTCACACAGGGCGGACAGACGTTTATTAATGAGGCGCTGATCAAGTTCCTTATTGCTCCCACGATTACCAGTGGTGGTAATCCTCCGGCATTCTCCCTGACACCTGACGGAAAGCTGACTGCTAAAAATGCGGATATCAGTGGCAGTGTGAATGCGAACGCCGGGACGCTCAACAATGTCACGATTAATGAGAACTGTCTGATAAAAGGAAAACTGTCTGCCAGTCAGATTGAGGGCGATATTGTCAAAGCGGTGGGAAAGGCTTTTCCACATGATCCGCGCGAATCAGAATTTAAACCGTGGCCGTCAGGTACGATTACTGTGAGGATAGATGATGATCAAAAATATGACAGACAAATTGTCATTCCTGCTGTTGCGTTTCGTGGGGCGAAGCACCGGCAGGCATCCACAAACAGTGAATATTATTCATCCTGTCGTCTTGTTGTAAAAAAGAATGGTTCTGTAATTTATGACAAATCGACCAACGATGTTACAGCCATTTACACAGGCATCATGGATATGCCAGCCGGTTCTGGAGGAATAACTCTTGAGTTTTCAGTTTCTGCGTCAAACGGGAATTATTATCCTTCAGCGACTATCAGCGATTTGCTTGTGGTCATTATGAAAAAATCCACAGCTGGTATCAGTATCAGCTGAATGTTTAAAACCCAAACCGGGCGCCAGAAATGGCGCCTTTTTTATTGCAGAAAAGTGAGAGGTAATTATGCGTAAAGTATGTGCAATTCTTTTGTCCGCAGCAGTATTCCTGACCGTATCGGGTACGACAGTGAGTGCAGCAGAACACCATAGCACATTAAGCGCAGGATATATTCATGCTCATACGAAAATGCCAGGCGGTGATGATCTGAATGGTATTAACGTGAAATACCGTTATGAATTTACGGACACGCTTGGGATGGTGACGTCATTCAGTTATGCCAACGCCGAAGATGAGCAAAAAACGCATTACAGCGATACCCGCTGGCATGAAGATTCCGTTCGTAACCGCTGGTTCAGCGTGATGGCGGGGCCGTCTGTACGCGTGAATGAATGGTTCAGCACATATGCGATGGCGGGTGTGGCTTACAGCCGTGTTTCGACTTTCTCCGGGGATTATCTCCGCGTAACTGACAACAAGGGGAAAACGCACGATGTGCTGACCGGAAGTGATGACAGTCGCCACAGCAACACGTCTCTGGCGTGGGGGGCAGGCGTGCAGTTTAACCCGACCGAATCCGTGGCCATTGATATTGCTTATGAAGGCTCCGGCAGTGGTGACTGGCGCACTGACGGTTTCATCGTGGGTGTCGGTTATAAATTCTGATTAGCCAGGTAACACAGTGTTATGACAGCCCGCCGGTTCAGGCGGGCTTTTTTGTGGGGTGAATATGGCAGTAAAGATTTCAGGTGTACTGAAAGACGGAACAGGGAAACCGGTACAGAACTGCACCATTCAGCTGAAGGCAAAACGTAACAGTACCACGGTCGTGGTGAACACGCTGGCCTCAGAAAATCCGGATGAAGCCGGGCGTTACAGCATGGACGTTGAGTACGGTCAGTACAGCGTTATTCTGATGGTGGAAGGATTCCCGCCGTCACATGCCGGGACCATCACCGTGTATGAGGATTCAAAGCCGGGGACGCTGAATGATTTTCTCGGTGCCATGACGGAGGATGATGCCCGTCCGGAGGCACTGCGCCGTTTTGAACTGATGGTGGAAGAGGTGGCGCGTAACGCGTCCGTAGTGGCACAGAACACGGCAGCCGCGAAGAAGTCAGCCAGCGATGCCAGCACATCTGCCAGTGAGGCGGCAACCCATGCGACTGATGCCGCAGGCTCAGCACGCGCAGCCAGCACGTCCGCCGAACAGGCCGCATCGTCTGCTCAGTCAGCATCTTCCAGCGCAGGAACGGCATCAACAAAGGCCACGGAAGCGTCAAAAAGTGCTGCCGCTGCAGAGTCCTCAAAAAGCGCGGCGGCCACCAGTGCCGGTGCCGCGAAAACGTCAGAAACGAATGCGGCAGCGTCACAACAATCAGCAGCCACTTCTGCATCCACTGCGACGACGAAAGCGTCAGAAGCCGCCACTTCAGCCAGAGATGCGGCTGCCTCCAAAGAGGCGGCAAAATCATCAGAAACGAACGCCTCCACAAGCGCCAGCAGTGCAGCCTCCTCGGCAACGGCGGCAGGAAATTCCGCGAAGGCGGCAAAAACGTCAGAGACGAATGCTAAGTCTTCTGAAACGGCAGCGGAACAGAGCGCCTCAGCTGCGGCAGGCTCTGAGACAGTAGCTGCATCATCGGCCCGTGAAGCATCCATTAAGGCAGAGGAGGCAGCCGCCAGTGCCACCGCCGCCGGGAAATCGGCAGAAAGCGCCGCATCGTCCGCTTCAACAGCCACAACGAAGGCTGGCGAAGCCACTGAGCAGGCCACGGCAGCAGCGAGGTCAGCTTCCGCAGCGAAGACATCCGAGACGAACGCGAAAGCGTCGGAAACCAGTGCAGAATCCTCAAAGACGGCAGCCGCATCGTCAGCCAGTTCGGCGGCATCATCGGCATCATCTGCGTCTGATTCAAAAGATGAGGCGACCAGACAGGCGTCAGCGGCGGCAGAGAGTGCGTCAACGGCATCCACGAAGGCGACAGAGACGGCAGGAAGTGCGACGGAGGCAGCTCAGAGCAAAAATGCGGCTGAATCCGCGGCAACGCGCGCCGAGACAGCTGCAAAACGGGCAGAGGATATTGCATCTGCCGTGGCGCTTGAGGATGCAAGCACGACGAAAAAAGGGATAGTACAGCTCAGCAGTGAGACCAGCAGCGAATCTGAGACGCTCGCTGCAACACCGAAAGCGGTAAAGTCCGCATACGACAACGCTGAAACACGCCTTCGGAAAAACCAGAACGGGGCAGATATACCTGATAAAGACACCTTCGTAAAAAATATTGGCGCAGCGAAAGCTGCCAGCGGCAATATCAGCATCGGAGGAGACAGCAATAACTGGACGACGGCGCAATTTATCGAGTGGCTGGAGTCTAAGGGGGCGTTCAATCATTCATACTGGATGTGCAAAGGCTCATGGGCTTACGCTGCCAATAAAATCATCACGGATACCGGTTGTGGAAATATACAACTTTCTGGCGCTGTAGTTGAGGTTATGGGGGTTCGAGAGGCTATGACTATTCGCATCACCACCCCCACGACCGCAACGAACGGCGGAACCGTCAAGGCACAATTTACCTACATCAACCACGGTGACAATTATGCGCCAGGCTGGAGACGGGACTTTAATCGAGCTGGTGATTCAATGTCAGGCCAGTTAACTTTGGCGGATATGTCACAGCCATTAAGAACACCAGGTGGTGGCATATTTGCCAATGATGGCAACTTGTATATCAATAAACCGGGTTTCGCTGGATGGATTGATGCGCTCTTTTTGAAATTAACAGGAGGCACAATAACCGGGGCGCTTACCGTTAATGGCGGCATTAAGGGTAATGCTTCAACAGCTACGAAGTTGCAAACAGCGAGAAACATCAATGGTGTTAAGTTTGATGGCTCAGGCGATATCAACATTAATACATTGGTATCTCGTGGCCGAGTTACGGCGTTAAGCGGCTCTACTCAAGGCACTGCTGGCATTCAAATGTACGAGGCGTACAACAATGGCTACCCCACTGCTTATGGCAATGTGCTTCATATGAGAGGTGCGAATGCTGCTGGAGAGGGCGAATTGCTTATCGGGTGGAGTGGTACAAGCGGTGCACATGCTCCGGCATTTATTCGTTCGCGACGGGATACAACCGACGCCAACTGGTCGCCGTGGGCGCAGCTTTACACTACTGCCCATCCTCCGGCAGAGTTTTATCCAGTTGGCGCACCAATCCCGTGGCCATCAGATACCGTTCCGTCTGGTTATGCCCTGATGCAGGGGCAGACTTTTGACAAATCTGCCTACCCGAAACTTGCAACCGCTTACCCATCTGGTGTGATCCCTGATCTGCGTGGATGGACAATTAAGGGCAAACCCGCCAGTGGTCGCGCTGTATTGTCTCAGGAACAGGACGGTATTAAATCGCATGCCCACAGTGCCAGTGCATCCAGTACGGATTTGGGGACGAAAACAACCAGTTCGTTTGATTATGGTACTAAGACCACGAATAACACCGGAGCGCACACCCATAGTGTCAGTGGTACGGCTGCTTCTGCAGGGGCACATACACACACGGTTGCCTGTTACCCATCTGGCAATACCGAGCAGGGCGATAAAGCCCTCAAAGGTGCGTCTCGTGCAGGCTCGAGTACTGGCACATCGTCAGCCGGAGCGCATACCCACCCGGTGTCAGGTACTGCTGCAAGTGCAGGTGCACACGCGCATACTGTCGGTATTGGTGCTCATACGCACTCCGTTGCGATTGGCTCACACGGACACACCATCACCGTTAACGCTGCTGGTAACGCGGAAAACACCGTCAAAAACATCGCATTTAACTATATTGTGAG